ATATAGAGCAAGTGAATAAGTTGCGTGTGCTTGCGCAGAAGCAGCGTGTCGCTGCAAGCGAGGCTGCCCCCGAGGCGTTTGAGAGACTGTCCAAGAAGGCTGCGGATACTGAGAAGAGGGCTGACAGGCTGTTTGAGCAGTCGCGGCGGGTCCGTGTTGCTGATCCGTTGGAGCGTGCCGAGGGATGGGTGAAGACGTACGAGACGCTGGTGGAGGCGGAGCGGGTTGTTGGGCATGACGCTTTCGTTGCTGCTACACGGGGGGTTTCTGCGGCGATGGAGGGTCGCTCTGGTGTGGAGGCGTTCAACAAGGCTTATGAGAAGGTGATGCGCCAGTTGGGGCTTGAGGATTGGGCTGTGGAGGGGGCGTTGAGGGATGTGCGTACGGGTGCGGATGTTCCGATTGGTGGGCAGGGCGAGCGTACGTTGATGATTGGCGGGAAGCAGCAGTCGGTTCAGGATGTTGTGGCCCGGTTGGATTTCGGTAAAGAGTTGGAGTCGGCACATACGAGGGCGACCACCAATCTGACCAACGCTAAAGCAGAGGTGGTGCGGGTTACAAAGTACGGGAACGCTGAGGCTCAGAGGGCCAAGAACAATCTTGAGGACATTGCGTGGTTGGAGAAGGAGGCGTCCGATAGGGAGTTGAGGGAGTGGGCGCATTTCATTGAGACGGAAGATCCTGCTGAGGTTGCTGAGTTCCGGCGACTGCTGGGGGAGGATCGCCTGTTCCCCGTCGAACCGGCGACTGATGTTATTACACGGGAGGCGCGTGCGGGTGCGGCCAGACCCAACGCTGTGGAGCAGGCGTTCAAGGACGTGATGAACGAGGTGCAGGAGCGTGCCGTCGGGTTGGGGCGCCCGGGCGTCGTCCCTGATGAGTCTGTCAGGGTGGGGCTGTTCTCACCGAATGCCACGGAGCGTGGTATAGCGCAGAGGGCGTTGAAGGATGCTGTTTCCAAGTCGGAGTGGGGTCCGTGGACGTTGATGTCTGGTGACGCAGCGTTGGACAGAGACATGCTGAATGTCATTGAGGCGTTCTCCAAGATAAACGACCACGAGGCGTGGGGTGTCCTGTGGAGTGGGTGGAACAAGGTTCAGACGTATCTGAAGTCGGCGATGATCGCTACACCGGGGTTCGTTCAGCGCAACATTTTCGGTGCGTTCTTCAACGCATGGCTGGATGGGGTCAACCTGAACGAGATCGTTTCGGCCACGGCGATGACGATGCGTATTGCTAGGGAGGCGACGGACAAGAATCTTTCGTTCCTACAGGCGGCGCGTGGTCTTGCCAAGGGTACTGATGATGCCAGTCTGCGCAGTTATGTGCGTTTGTTGGAGGTCGGGGTGCGTGGCGGCGGTCAGGCGGTGTCTGCTGTGGAACTGGGGATCGGTTTGCGGAACGCCCGCAACATGGAGATGCTGGTGGGTCGCCGTTCCGGTGGCGGTAGGCAGTACTCGGTGTCGGTGAAGCCGTGGTCGCCACGGTTCGCACCGTATCAGGCGGTTCGTACGGTCAACAGTTGGGTGGAGGATGTCGTACGGTTGGGTGTGGGGATGGACACGTTGCGGTACGGTGGCTCCGTGGACGATGCGCTTGCCCGTATCGCCAAGTCGCAGTTCGACTACGACGAGTTGACCCAGTTTGAGCGCAAGTGGATGAAGTCCATCTTCCCGTTCTATACGTGGACGCGGAAGAACGTGCCGTACCAGTTGCAGCAGATTATGAAGTACCCGCACAAGTACAACAAGTTGTTGTCTGCGAAGCGGAACCTTGAGTTGGGAACTGAGAGCGAAAAGGTTGTGCCGGACTATTTCTTGGAGCCGTTCGGTGTGCGCCTGCCATTCACCGCCAAGGGCGGTACTGTCTATACGGCGCCAGACATTCCGTTCCAAGACTTGGGGCGGTACGACCCGTTTCAGCGGGGCGGCTGGAAGAAGGCGGCAACAAATCTGGTGTCCAGCGCCTCACCTCTACTGAAGGCACCGTTGGAGGTGGCGTTCGGAAAGCAGGTGTTCAATGGGATACCGTTCCGGGGTCGCTACCAGAAGGCTCCTGCCGCCATCTCTGGTGTGCCGTTCCTGATGGATGCGTTGTCATTGGTGGGGGTCGCTGTGCGCTCCCCAAGCGGCGAGTGGAAGATGCGTGACCATCACATCTACCTGATAACCAACGTGTTGCCGACCCTCGGGGTTATACGGCGCCTCCTCCCGAATGAACCCAAGTATCAGCGGAACTTCACCCGCTCATTGATGAGTACCATGTTTGGTATGTCTGCCAACTTCAACACGCCGCAGGTTCAGTCGAACTGGTTGACGAGTCAGAGGTATAACCGGCTCTTTGAGCGCAACGACCGCATGGACATCATCAGTCGGACACGGTGACGGGACACGGGGGCTTAGTAGTATGAGGTACATTTCTCGCTTCCAATGGGGGGCCACAGACCCCCCCGGCGGCAAAGGCTTTGACCGGATCAGGCATCACCGGGTTCAGGGTGTTGTCATACACCACTCTGGTGTAGAGAATGGTCCTAAGGGGTCGGGGGCTGTCAGGGCGTTTGAGCGCCATCATTTGTCGAAGGGTTGGGATGGAATCGCATACAACTGGCTTGTGGATGAGACGGGAACAGTCTTTGAGGGTAGAGGATGGGAAGCACGCGGTGGAGCAACCAAGGGGTGGAATGCTAAGTCGATGTCCATCTGTTATACGGGGTGGGGCGACAAGCAGCCTCATGCGAATGTTCTTGAATCGGTCCAGACGGTAGTTCGGGAGGCTGAACGCTGGTTTGGGCGCGGCCTGTGGGTGGAAACGCATCGACGCAAGGGTTCTACGACCTGTCCGGGTGACTGGTTGGGGGACTGGGTTGAGGGTGGTATGGCTGCGGCGAAGGAGCCATCCATGGTTGACTGGGATGCGATCATCCAGTATTTTCGGGACCTGCGGAAGCAGGTGGACGAGGCTCCGATCAAGCGGGGGGCACGCGGGTTGCCGGTCAGGTTGGTGCAGTCCCGGTTGAATGATCGTGGGTTTGATGCCGGGGTGGTTGACGGGATATTTGGTCGGCGCACCAAGGCAGCGGTGAAAGGGTTTCAGGAATCGCAGGGGTTTCTGAAGGCAAATGGGGTAGTGAACGGTGACACGTTCGGCGCCCTGTTCTTACAGTAGGGAAGGTTATGCCAAAGGGCAAAGGGTACGGTACGTTTGAGGATACGTTCGGGTCGCAGGACGACCAGTTGTATGATTCCACGTCATCGTTCAACATGTGGGACATGAGCCAGAAGGCTAAGAAGGCTGCTGCGTATCTGCGTGGCACTAAGTTGGGGAACGCCGCCTTCGGTGGCCGTCCCTTCGGGAAGTAGGCGTCATGCACAGGGATGGTTCAACACCGAAGAAGGTGCAGGCCGGTCAGGTTCTGGTTACGAGCATCAAGCGTGGAGACGGCCCGGGTCACATCGGTGCGCAGTCGCGTAGCGGTGCCCGTGACGCGTTGCGTGATTGAGGTGGCGGCAAAGAAGCCGCGGCGTCCAAGGTACTGACGATGCCATTGAAGCGTGGTAGAAGTCAGAACGCTATTTCCAAGAACATTGGCACGCTGATTGGTGAGGGTTACCCCAGCGATCAGGCGGCCGCCATCGCCTACGACTATTCTAAGCGGTCTAACAAGGGGAAGAAGAAGTGAACAACATGTTGGAGCGGGCAGCGTGGACATTTGCCCAAGCGTTCTTAGCGGTATTTATCATCTCCGATCTGGCTTCGGCCAAGACGGCTCTGGTCGCGGCGGCTGCTGCGGCTCTCAGCGTCGTCAAGACGTACGCTCAGGATCGTGTCACGGGGTAGTGATGGACAATCCAGAGGCAGCGTGGGCGGCGTTCAGCGAGGAACACGCGTACATACAGGAGGAAATCTACGCCACTCTTCAGGAGACGGCGCACCTGTTCGACACCACTGATGGCATTCACGCCAAGTGGTCACCGGATGGCCTCTTGGGGATGCTTCTGGTGTTCGACCCTGAGGAGGCCGAGCAACTCCTTGCAGCGTTCTACGCTGGGATGGATGGTGTGGACGACGCCCAGCAGGTGTTTGCCGTGTGGGTGGGGTCCCTGATGGGGATGCTACGCCAATGTATGCAGTCGTTGGAGTCCTAGACCGTCTATCAGCCATCCGCGGACGGCATCTGACTCACCCAGTTCCACTATGAGTCGGCGCCTGATGTAGTCGCGTCTGCGTGCCAGCGACGTCTTGGGTATCCCCACTACCCGTCCTGCGACACGCAACGATAGTTGTTCAACGAACAGGGCGTTGAAGATCCATCTGTCCTCGTCGTTGAGGTTGTCGATGGCTGCACCGATGGCTTCCTTCAGGACTGCCGTTCCGAGGATCGACTGTACTGTTGGTTCTTCGTAGGGTGCCAACTCCATCAGGGCTTCAATGTCGCTCAATGGTCGCACCCCGGTGGTTGACCGTCCCCATGACGCGTTGGTTGACCAGTCGGCTGGGTCTGTGGGGAACTCCCGTTTCTGCGCCACGCATCCCAGCATACCCTAGTGGGGTATGGGCGGGAGTGCC